AACTTATTAAAAGGTTCTCCCATTGTCTTAAATGCATCACGATTGTCAATCTCCCATATAAAAGGAGTGTTAGGTTCTAGTGTAACTTTGTTGCCTTTCTCATCTTTAGCATCAGGCATATCAATAGTACCTAAGATTACTCGTACTCTTTTAATCTGTTTGATTACTTCCTGTGTAGCCACAGGTAATGCCTTAAAGTCCTTGATGTATCCTGATGGCTTACCACAGTTGAAGCTACCCTGATTGTCCTTTAAGTCATTATTTAGATTATCTGCCATGAGTGTCTTGTGATAAATACCCATAGGTTCACCCTTCTTAGCAGACATATTCTTAACAAACCTTTTATACATAAACCTCTGTATAAAGGGTCTGATTTCAGCAGTTGGCGAGTAGACAATAGGTAAGTCAGGTCTTTCTAGCTTGAATGAACCTGCTTTCACAACGACTGTCTCTACAGTTTCATCACCAATCTTCTTCATACCCATAATATTATTATGGTGTAGTCTCATTCTTGGGAGTGGGTTCGCTTTACTTGTATCAGATGAACCTGTTTCTCCTGCAATACCCATAGCTTTTGCCATCTCCGCATAGTTATTGGTATCTATTGTAGTTATATCATTTACCATTTTATTCCTTTCTATTAAAGTTTGTAAGTTATATCACATAACGTCTTTAGTGTCAAGCCAATTATTACCTATTTTTGCTTCTAGTAATAATGGAACGTTGAACTCTAATGCAAATGCACTATTAATTAGTGCTATCATATTGTCATTTACAATTTTTATAATATCAATTACCTGTTGCACTTCGCTTGGGTGTATATCAATAACGATTGAGTCATGTACACTATTGACTATACAAGACTGAAGTTTATCTAATTGTTGTTCTATGTTGACTAATATAAGAGGTACTATATCAGCAGTAGCAAATGACTGAACAGGATAGTTCTTTATTTGTGTGAAGTTAGATACCTTACCATACATGTTTCTCCTAACATCAGGGAATGCAAACTGCCTACCTGATGGTGTAGTTATCTTACTAGTACTTATAGCCTCTTTAGCCAATTTGGAGTGCCATAATGCGATTCCTTTGTACTTTTCTGTGAAGTGTTTGTAATATGTAGCTTGAGCATTCGTTCTCCCAAATCCTGTTGCTCCGTAGAGTGGTGCAAAGGTATGAGCTTTCGCTTCTTGACGAGATGTTTTCTCACCTGCATTACTAATAACACTAGCAGTATAACTATGAACATCAAATCCATCTTCTATCTCCTTCATTGCAGTTTGGTCTTGTGACAAGAATGCAGACACTCTGAACTCTAGCTGTGCAAAGTCAGCTTCAAGTATTTGTCCACCTTCCCAACGTGATATGAATACTTTCTTCACAGGAAACGTACCACCTCTAGGCATGTTCTGCATGTTAGGGTCAGCACCACTAAATCTACCTGTAGCAGTTCTGTGTTGTAGCAGTCTTACATGCAACTTACCATCAGATTTAGTGTAAGTATTTATGCCCTCAACAAAAGATGATAAATAAGTATCCAATGCTGATAGCCTTTGTAAGTCAGTTAGAAATGTTAACGCTTCTTGTAAGTTATTTTTTCTAGCAATGTCTTGTAATATAGCTAAATTAGTTTTGTTGACTGTGAATCCATTAGCACTAACCCATTTAGCATTAGGTGCAGTAAACTTTAATCCTGCTACCAATTTACTAGGAACAAATATGTAGCCAACAGAATCACAGTTATCACATTTGGTAGGTCTAGCATAAGGTGTTCCATCTTTCTTAACCTTTCTGTAATAACCTGTGCCTTGACAGTCAGCACATTGCTGTGCCTCTGTCTTGTACACAATATCTGATTTATCTTTTACATTCTTTTTGTAGTCTGTTACATCCATGTAAGGTGTAAACGTATTTGCCCATTCAAGTTTATCTTTAGGCTTTCTGCTGTATATAACCCAAGACATCTGTTCAGGACTATTGAGATTGATACGTGTATCCCCCATTAATTTCTTTACCTGTACATTAAGTCTGTTCTCTATATCTAACTTTTCTTTTTCAAACTCTTCTCTAACTTCATTTAACTTATTCATATCAACAGTAAAACCATTCTGATATATTCTAGCTAATGTAACTGATACACGATTAGTAAGAGACACTGTGTTCATAAGACCACCATACTCTTCTGTATTTAGTTTCTTGTATAACGTATCAGCTAGTTCTTGTGTAGCTTTTAAATCAGCAGATAAATAGTCAGACAACTCCTGCTTAGGTATTTCATCAATAGGTGTTTTATTCTTGAAGTATTCTTTCATAGTGTCTTGTTTCTTAGTCTCTAAGTCATACCTGTTAGCACATGCTTCAAGAGATAATGGTTGTTTATTACCTCTCTGTAGCACATACTCAACAAGCATAGTATCAAAGACAGGACCATCATACTTCAGACCACATTCCCATAACCATAACAAATCATGTACAATATTATGACCTATAAGTATTGTAGCTTGGTCTAGTAATTCTTGAACACCATCAAAGTTATCTCTGAATAGATACTCCTCTCCTTTATCTGTTAGACACCCAACCATGACTAATCTATTGTCAGATTCAAATGGGTCAAGATGTAGCTTACCATCTCTATGTGTAACTGTATTCTCTACATCAAGCGTTAACTTCATTATAATTTTCCTCAAAAACATATTTATTTAAAAAGGTATTTAAGTCGTATTTATTACTTTCATATTCGCTTTTAAAAATATCTGACCAATACCAATCAATTAAATCAACCTCATATTTTTCATTAACCTTAACAATACCAAAGTTAGGATGCCCATGTATCTCAACGTGAAGACCTAGCTTTATCAAGTCTCGTAATTTTGTTAATCTAACTACCTTTCTTAAATTTTTATTATCATACCATTCTCTATAATAAGGAACTTCTTCATTCCTTTTAGCTTCCTCTTTATAATAATCTATATCCTCTTGTATCTCAGGTAACATGTCTTTAGTGTATGCATACCTATAACCTTGTACTATAGATTCATATCCATAACCCTCTTCCATAAGTTCTTCTGTATGCTTTCTAACTCTTTCTCTATATATAGGACTACTTCTCATTTAATTTCTCCTTGTGCTTAGTTAAATATATAACAGCTTTCTTTAATCTTGTCAAGCTATCTGAGAACCCACCTAAACCAACATTACAATGATGACATAACCAACCTCTAAATGAAAGAGAATCATGGCAATGGTCTAGTACCCAATTTTGCAATCTAGGTTGACCATACTTACCTATTTCTTTTATATCCCTGTCACATATAGGACAACAATAATCCTCATCAGGATATGGGTTAGTTTTTCTTAGTTGTTTAACTAGATTAGATTGATTCCTCATGCAAGTTCTACAAGTTCTTTTTATTTCTGTCTGTTTATTTTCATCACCTGAACTAGCATACTTCATAGCATTGAATTGGTCTATTGGTTGTTCTATATCACACTTGATACAAACTAAACTATCTCCATGTTCAATCACAGGCTTCTCATATCCAAACAAATCCTTTTGCATTACTGATACCTAGCAGTGACATAATCCAATTCACAATGTTCAACACCATGCCATCCTGATAATTTATTCTTGACAATATTTAAATGTCTAGCAGGACTTTCTTCTTCTCCACTATCAGGATTCTTAACTGTATCCTTAGCTATAAGAATCATTAAATCAGCTTCAGCAGCCTTACCTGTACGACTACCTTCCATCATAGCTTGATTCAGATATACTTTACCTTCAGCTTCAGCAGATAATTGTGACATATAAAAGATAGCACATTGATGCTGTTTAGCTATCTGTCTAGCATGAATGGCATTAGCTTTAAGTGCTTCATCTGTTCTTGCAAAGCCACCTGTCCTAGCAAACTTATCTCCCATGTCTAATACAACTATGTCAGGCTTGTATGCTTTGCATATACTCTCAACCCATGCCATGTCACGATTAGATGCATCTTTAATGTGTATATTCTTCTTGACAACCTCATACAATTCCCTTGCTTTACTTGGGTCTTTCCTTATCTGATGCATTGTCATGCCTGTAGCTGATGTTAGATACCTTGCACCAACTCTATGTGCAGATTCTTCGTTACAAAGTATGATACACTTAGCACCTTGATGAGCAAAACCATTAGGACTAGCAATTAAACTAGCATGAAAAGATGTCTTGCCTGTATTAGGTCTAGCACCTACTTCAATCAAGTGTCCTGCATTGACACCCTCTACCTTTCTAGTTAGACAAGGTATATTAAATGTCCATCTAGCTTCTAAATCATTTCTCTCAAGCAATGTTTCAATACTTATGTCATCCCACTCTACTTTTAGATTGGGAGTAAAATCATCAGCGTATAACTCAAGAACATTTCTAAGAGGTTCAAGAGTGGATTTAGAACCATTAACATAGTCAAAGCCGAGATTAGCAATGTCTTCGCCAACAACTTGCTGAAACAGTTTAGATAACACTTCCTGTGCGACATCTGTTCCAAGTGGCAACTCCTTCTTTATTTGCTTAAACAAACTAGAATATGCTTGTTTCTGTGCAGTAGTCATTGATGGATTGTTAGACATAAACAATGCTTCAATCTCATCAGGTGTTACTGTTCTCTCATATCTGTCCATAGCTTTATCTATGGCACTCTTAATCTTCCTTACGTCTTTACTGAATAGTCTATCAGGACATTTAGCACCTCTATGCTCTTCATAGAACTCTTTGTCCATTAAACTTCTTATTAGTGATAATTCCATGTTGGTTACTCCTTTGGGGTTAGTTTAGTTAAATTATCAAAGTCTTCTTTTCTCCTGTACTTTAAATCGTCTGTGACTCTTAGCACTTTTACATCATTCACATAACCTCTCAGTTCTTTTGCGAATGCTAGTGTTTTGGGTACTGCATCAGGGTCTAGTGCTATGATAGCAGTTGAGAATCGTGATAGGTATCTCTTGTGTGATTCAGCTAATGACGTACCCAACAATGCTACCCCTGCATATACTGCATTGCCTACTGCGATAGCACTAACACAATCCTCAACAACTACTGCCACATTACCATTACCATAAACAAAAGGCAAGTTATTTTTTCCATACCTTTTCCATTTAGGTAATCGTTTTCCTAGTGACCTACCTGTTGCATCA